ACTCATTGGTTGTGAACGGTTAGCTGCATCATTATCATTCTTACGAATCTTAATGAAATAATCAGTTGAATTAGCTGCAGGAAGAGCTCCTGTTGTTCCGTTGTACCCTACAACACTTACTTGTTGTACAGGCACTCTATGTTTACTAGTAGAAAGTGTAGCACTTTTTTTAGTAATCATAGGAGAAATCATTAATTGTTTTCCTGTTCCTTTACCTTGTACGATTCGGTAACGATCAGCTGTTCCATAAGCGGCTGCATCCATTCTACGCATTCCTGCGTCAACTGCTACAATAGCTCCTTCTTCTAAATTAGAGTCTGTTACTACTGTTCCTACAGCAGGAAGGTTCGCTGCTGTTTTTGTGCTATTGTCTAATACGACACTAAACACGTTGTCTGCGGTTCTTAACATTTTTAATTGTTTAAAAAATTTATATTTTATTTATTTATTCTAAGTCCCGAAAGTTCTCAATTGTTTGAACTTTCTGTTCTTTTACACGTTGCATCATCAAATCTGTTGCTATGCCTACTATCACTACATGAGTACTAGTATCAAGCTCACAGTTTCTTTGATCTGCTGGAGTAGTTCTATCTACTATTATATCTTCTGGATTTTTAACATATCTAATATGATAGTTAGTTACATTAAAAGTTCCATCAGTAAATAATTCGTGACGCTTATCTGTTTTATTAGTTTCGTCTTCTCTTCCTGAGTTAACTCTGCTAAACTCTGAGCGCCAAACCCTACAGTTTCCGTCGACTCTGTAAAAAGGTTTTTTGTACTTACTCCAATTATACCTTTGCATTTCATTGTGGGCAACTACGTTGACCCATCCAATTATAAATGCTCCAGTATCACATTCTGTTTTGTCAATTGTACACTCTTCGTAAATAGTATACATATGATCACTTGGTAAATCGTAAAACTTTCCTGTTACGTTATTATTTACAATTACACCTGTTTGATCAGCTGAAACCGAAAGATTGTCACCATCTTTAACTAATGCTGACAATCCTTGATTTCTTATTTCTGTTTCTTCGAAGCCTTTCTGCTTTCGATTATTCATTTCGTCAAAGAACTTTTTAACGTATAATTCCTGCGCCTCGGTCAACACGGATGTAAGATCAAAGTCTTCATATCCAGGAGAACCAAAGCTATCAGCTCTGTCTAACTTCTCCTCTAACATGTCGGCCATTTCGTTTGCAGTCATTATTTATTATTTAACTCAATTTTAGCTTTGACTCTCATTTTAACTTCTTGGTTATCAGGATTATTTAAATACATAATTGTATCTGTTAAATCTCCTAATTCCGATCCATTATCAAGAGTATATCTTTTATTTCCTTTTCTAATTATAGCTCCTGCTTCAGTTGCTTCTTGTACAAAAATACGATCATTGTACTGAGGATGATTAACTATTTCTAAAAAGTATTTAGGGTCTTTTTCAAGAATACTTAATACTTCATTTTTAAGCCAATCTGTTGTAGCAGTTACTGGTATTGTTCTTCCTAATGATTTTATAAATCCGATAATAGCTTGTTTGCTGTTTGTAATTTCTGCAAATCTTACATATGCATCTGCTTTTACATTTGCTTCTGCTAATTTCTTTACAGTTACTTTATCTTCATCAACAATCATAAACTCATAAGTTGCTTTTAAAATTCTCTCATCATATGATGGAGAAACAAGCATCTTATTAGATAAAAGAATTAAATACTTTAACATATCTAAAGACCTATTTAGATTTAGAGTAGCTCCTTCTTTTGTAAGAATAACTCTTCCTCGTCTATCTGATCTCCAGAAATTTTTATCAACTGGTAAAGTAGCATTTAAATCTACTCCCAATTCTGTTTCAAAGAACTCTTTTTGAGTCATCCCGTTTGGATAAGACTCCATATATTTTTGAATGTTCACTCTTTTTTGATCATCCAATATTACTTTAACTCCGCCACCTCTAATTTGGCTATTTAATGGTACTTGATAACTTCTTTTTACTTTGTTATACAAGAATGGATCTTTCTTCTTATCCTGCCCTTTTACAAGTAAGCTACTCCATTTACCTGATGATTCTACAGGTTTTATAGAAATAACACGGTCTTGTAAAAAAGTACCATAAATTATTTTCTCTTTTGTTGCTGTCTTTGCCATTTTATTATTTTTTGCTGTCTTTTAAATTCTCTTTATAAAAACTCCTCAGGCTATCAACTCTGAGGAGTTTTATTTATCAATTTAACCTTATGAACAAGATTCTATCTTTCAACTAGTAATCTAAGGTCAACTACTTTTGTAGGATCTTCGATCATCATTCCTCCCCATTTCTGGAAGTGAACTTCATAACCATCTACTCGTGAAGCAACCATTTTAGGACTACCTTTACCACCTGCTGAAAAAGGATCTCTCATACCTGGGATATATGCCCAATTGTAATCTGGAACTCCTTTTGGCTTAACTCGGTAGATACCTGCGTTATCGCCATAATCAAGTGCAAGGATTCTGTGTGATTCTACTAGACCTTTTCCATCTGGGTGACGTTGTGGGAAGTATACATCATCATCGAAGAAATCAAGGATCTCAACCATAATAGTAACTCCATTGTACCATTCGTATACATTCCACTGTGGCTCTTGTAAGCTCTTAGTGTTCTTACCACCAATAGTACCGCTCTTAGTATCTCCTAACAAGAATTTGTCAGAAATTACTGTGAAACGTCCAGATGCAGACTTTTCGTTAATTTGCTTAGAGATTTCAATAGCTCCGAATTCTCCTGTAAGCAAGTGAATAGTTCTTTTACCTCTTTCGATTTTACCAACACCCATATCAAGAAGTAATTCAAGATGCCAATCAAGGTCGTAAGTGTTATAGTAATGTACGTTAGAAGGAGCGATTTGCTCAAAGAAACCTGAACCTGACTCAACTGCATATTTAGTTTTGTCATCTTTGTTCAAGTATTTGTGATCAGATGTCCAGTTTTTCTTACCATACATCAACATACGAGCAAACATTTCTTCACACTGATGGTGAGCAACCATATCTTGGTAGTTAATCCAGATAGATTCTGTTTGACCTTTGTAGTTAAATCCGAACTCAAGTGGTTCGTTTTTACCTTTGTTAATAGTATTACCAGCTACTTCATATTCCATTCTTAAAGTAGATGGACGGTTTTCCATTCTCCAAGGAGATGTGAAGTAAGGTTTAGAACCTTGGTAAGAAAGTGTAGATGGAGAAAGAGAATAGAATTTAGACCAACGAGTACCAATTGCTAATTCCTCAGAAGGAATAGATTTAGTAGAGTTGTCAGTTACTAACTCAACTTCAAATTTAAAACGTGAACCTGCGTCCATCGCTTTTTTAACTAATAGATGATAATCATCAACTTCGCCACGAAGAACGTTAGTTTCTTCAAATAAAGCCTCATCAAAGATTAAGTAAAAACGCTCTCCGTTTGCACCTACGTTAGCAGGAAAAGATCCTGCAGAAATAGTTGCTCCTGAAATTGTTTCAGCGTCTACTAAAGGAAGATTTTTATCATGTTGTCCTTGCAACATCCAGTTATAAAATCCGTTTTCTTGTTCCACTTCTTTAACAGGGAAACGATCACAGAATTCACGTAATTTACCCTGTAAATTAGTTTTGTAAATCTCACGAATTACATTACTAATCAACTGAGGCTTTTGTTGGTACAAAGCATGGAAATGGTTGTCAGTGACTAGACCATTATAATCCTTCGCTTCATACTTTTGTAATGGAAGTAATTGTGCCATTTTGTTGTTTATATTAATTGTTTAACGAATAAAATTTATTTACTTTTTCATTGCTCTATCGAGCATATCTAGTATATTACTAGTTTTTTGTGAAGATTCTACGGAAGTATTTTTACCTACGCTTCTATCTTCTGATGCAATTATTTTATCTAAATCAGTAATTGCTTTTGTTTTTGCTACTTGCTTTAATTTAGAAATATCTGGTTTAAATTTACCTTCTTTATCTAAATTAAATAATCCCAATGTATCATAATAATTTATAAGCATTTCAAACTCTACTGGATTTCTAGTTTGCTTATACATTAAGCTATTATATTCTTTTCCTGATTTTTTATCTGTATAAACAGGATTTAAAATATTTTGCTTAACCTTATCTTTACTAATCTTGTTAAGATTTATACCATCTACAAAAGATTGTCTATTATCTATATTGTTAATTAAAGATTCAAAAGCTTTGTTTTGTTCTGCAACTTGTTGTTTAGTTTTTGCAGCTTTATATTCTTTAGCTTGAGTAACTACTGAGTTAGCTTGAGTTCTTAATTCAGGTACAGCTTTTAAAGCTTTATCTGAAAGATTACCTACTTTAACAGCATCTTCTATAGATTCTAACGCTTGTTCTTGAGAGAAATTTTTAGACATTAATAAGTCATAATAAATTTCTTTTTGTAGATTCTCATCATTTTTAACTTGATCTTCTGAAATAGAATCAAAAAATTCTAATCTCTGTGCCATCATTATGGCTTGATCAGTTTCATCAAATGCATCTTCAATTTCTAAGAATCTTTTTTTAGCAGCAGGCATATTAGCTTTCCACTGTTCTTCAGCTGCTTTAAAATTAGTTTGAACTGTTTTATTCATTAAATCTTTAATAGTATCTAATGATCCTTCTAATTCATCTAGTTTATCGGCTTCTGCAGCAGTAATAATATTACTATCAACTAGCTCTTTAATTAACCCTTTATAAATTTCTGCACTCCTCTCGTTTGAGGTAGCGGTTTTAGATTCAGTTTGGTTGTCAGTGTTT